CACTGTTCCACAGTACATATCACCCAGCATTAACGTGCCGGATGCACCCGATGAAAAAATATTGTTACCACCACCAATACTCACCTGAATTTTGTCAGTCCGGTCATCTGATACATAAAACGATGTATTTCCAACTAATGAGCGGTTGCAGTACAGACTGGCTGAGACATAGCCGTTTTCGTTTCGCGTTGCGAAAATTTCATAGTAATAACTGGCTGCTTCATCAGGATACGGGGTTGTAAATGAATAGCCATTAATCCTGATGTGGGATGGCGAAGATGAATATTTCTTTCCCGCACTTAATGTCAGACGAAATCCCAGCTGTACAGCTGAGGCTTTTAAGTCCGGAAGTGTGCTGTACAGTGTGACATATGAGGGTGTCGTAAAAATCAGCCCCGTTCTTTCTACAGTATTTACGGCCTGAGTGCCACGACAGACGGATGTTACAGAACCGGACATATCATTGATAAGCGTGACACCGTTTTCGTTCAGTGCTGAAATAATATTTGTTGAATAATAGTTCTCGCACAATCCCTCATTCGCCGGAATTTGTCGAAAACTTTCGAGTTTAATAATATTCAAAGCGGCTCTCCTTTTATTTTATGTCATTCGGACGTGACCACAGCAAAATGCAGTCCCGGGTGATTAATCAATAACGGTTCACGGGTTCTGCTGGCTGTCTGCAACTGCATACTGTTAACCGGTACGGGGGAGCGGGTCCTGTATCCCGTCTGCAACTGTGCGCTGTTCATGGTCATGGGGTCCGTTGTCGGCAGACCTGAGTGCAATTGCGCCCTGCTGAGTACCAGTGGTTCTGCCATCGGACGGGCGGCATAAAAGTTAATCCGGTTAATTGTCAGCGGCTTACCTGTCAGTGCCGGAACAACCGCAAAATGAACACCTGTATGATTAATCGCTAATGGCTCAGTCGTCTTGTGTCCGGCCTGAAAGGAGAGGCTGTTTATAGTCAGGGCGGCTTGTTGCCCTTCACCAGACTCATCCGGATATGCAAAAAGGACAACAGTATGCGACGGACATAATTTATTAATCACGCACTCCGCAACCGTATCACCCCACGTCCGGATCGGTGTGTTACAGGTGTCCGAACATGTCTGCCACTGAGCACCGGCATCCACCGGCAACGTCACACGCCAGAAATAACGCCAGCGATCACCCCATTCCGGATCGGGGCTTGCATCCAGGTGCTGGAACTGTTCGATCGTCACGCCGGTATATCCCAGCGCCTCAAGCTGCTCCAGGAAGAACTGCTCATTTATGCCACCAGCCACATTGGCTTTTGCTTCCAGCCGTTGCTGACGCTGGCGTAATGTCTGGGCTCCAACAGGAGAGCAGGTGTCAGGTAAACCATACAATTCTTCATAACGTTCAATCAGCTCTGTTGACTGACCAGGATCGATTTCAGCCATCAGTTCATCAGCCCGCTGATGAACACGTACAAGCGATGGTGCCAGACCATCAAGCACGCCGTCGGTATCGCTCCATGCAGGCCCCGGCGGCATCAGTCCGTACAGCAGCTTTGTATAATCATCCTGTAACGAATCCATTATTTACTCCTTGCCGGGTCATAAGCCTGCCAGGTGATCTCGCCGAGCACCGGAAGCTCGGTCTCCCCCAGGTCAATATCCGATGAAGGGACGATTAACCGGTGGGCCACTTCACCAGCAGACAAACTGATGGCCTCACTGATTCTGGACAGATACATACGCCCCTCTGGCACACCATCCCGTAACATCAGTGCATTCAGCTCTGCTTTTATTGCAGTCCTGATCTGCGGTGTGTCTTTCGATAATGCAATCGTCATCGGGATGACTTTTTCTGTGGCACCGAATACATACAATCCGCTTCCGGCAACCGGTGTCAGAGGAAGAATGTGCTCTCTGACTGCATTAATGACGCTTTCATCCGGAGCCGGATGTTCCGGATCGTTTGTCGCCACCATCACCCCTACCGTTCCTATTCCTCTCCAGTGACGGTATGTCCATGCGCGCGTAATACCAGGCACTTCTTTAGCCCAGACGACATAATCCCCGTCAGCCCCGCCCTGAGGCGTCCAGTAATACCGCTCAATGACGCGGGCGCGCCACGTTTCCAGATCTTCAGTATCGAATCCGCCGGTCAGGGTATCAGCCACACCGGACGACGGCAGACCATTCACCGGCGTGACCAGGATTAATGCCGTACCGTCGTCAGCATTACCGACCGCACCTGCAGTTGAGCAGGCGATCGGCACGCGCAGGACACCACCGGAGCTGGTTGCATCGGCAGTTGCTGTGTACTGAACCAGGTCATCGCGCTGAATAACACTCCCGGCGGTCACCTTCAGGTCATCGCTGACATCTTCCCAGCGCATATACCCGCTGGCAGCCGTGGCCCCCTTGCGCGGACACCGTTTCATCGCAGCATGTCGCGCCAGCCAGGATTCATCACACCGGTCAGGCAGTATGTTCATTGCCAGATAATCGATGTAACCGTAAACCGTATGCAGCGCCGCCGCATACACTTTTGCCCGCACGTCTTCATCCATGCGCCGGAGTGGGTCACTGACGTCCAGCCTGGCGAATAAATCGTTACGGAGCATACTGATATTTTCTGCCAGCGTCGGGCGCTGAAACTCACTGTCCGCCATGCGTTATCGCACTCCACAGATTATCAAAAGAAATCATTACCGGTCCGTCACGCCGCCAGAGAGTGATACTGTTACCCAGTTCATTAATCCCGGTGCGGCGGATATCCAGATCAATACGGGACACCACACCGTCATCAATCATCCATTGCAGGCATTCGCGGATATACCCCCTTACCGTCTGCACCAGCTGATTTGTCAGTTTGCTGCGCTGAAGCAGCCACAGCCGGGAGCCGTAACGGTCATTCTGTACCGCAGGCCAGGTATCCCCCCACCATCCCATCGGGACGTCGGCGTTGTCATCAGGCTCCGCCCGCCGCCAGGTGAACAGGGAGATCACCACGGAGCGGGTCAGCGGATCCAGCGGTGCGCTGGCACTGGTGCGTTTGCCGTTCACCGTCAGCCACAGTTCCATCATGCCTCCATCGCTTTATCAGGTTTGTCGGTGTTACTGCCCTGACCGTTATCTCTGTGACGATGCCCGTTATAGGCAAGCCGCATCGCTGACATGGTGGTGCCGCCGGAGTCGCACAGGTCTTTCACCTGTCCTGTCACTTCCAGGTCCATTTCAAAACGTGCTTCAGGTGCATTGCGAAACGTGATCGTTTTACCTGCACCGTCCACCACGATCCCCTCCCGGGTCAGCGTCAAGGACTGCCCCTGATCGTCATAGACAGCCACCTCACCCGTCTTCAGCCCTTTCAGGCGGTAGCGCCGATCCGACACCGTAACAACCACCGCATGAGAACGGTCGCCATCCGGAAACAACACCACCGCTTCCGCACCGCTGTTTGCGCTTGCGGTAAAACCGTAGGGTTCAAGATGTTCAACCCCGGCTTTGGGTTCACCGGCAATCAGGGACACATCCACGGTCTGACATTTCGTGGCGGCACTGATGCTTTTCACCACGGCCCGACCAATCAGGCCGAGGAGTTGTCGCTGCATGACTTCAATCGTCCTCATCAGAACGGGTCCTCCTGTACTCTGGCTTTTTTCTTTTTCCGCGCGCCGGGAGCCTCGGGTTCAGGCAGATAAGCATCAGGCGGGCCGACACGGATTTCCGTCAGGGTGCCGTTCTGGTCCTGAGTAAACGTGACTTCCGAGACAAGCAGTTCGGTATTGTCGAAACCACAGACCGGATCAAAGACAATCACCCGCTGGTTGGGCTGCCACAGCGTACCGTTACCCTGTCGCCAGCCCTGCACCACATAGGTGGTTTCATCCGTCCGCGCCGCCCGTTGTCGGGCTTCAAAGTCAGCACGGGCAATACAACCTGCCCCCGTAGCCTGCCCTGTCTGCCTGATATACATCGGACGGTAACGGGCAATAAATGCGTCCTCTGTGCGGGCCCTCAGCGCGGTGGTGGTGGCCTCACCGAAATCATCGTCGTTTCCGGCACGCTGCCCCGCCACCTGGTAAACAGAAAACCGCTCCCGGACACTCTTCTCCGTATCGCAGGAAAGGATGTTTTCCCCGAGCACCAGCGCAGTATGCGCCCGCGTTGAGCCAATACCGCCAATCACCAGCCTGCCGTGCGGGTCGTCGTAAGCCAGTGCCTGCTGCTGACCGAGTATTTTGTTGATTACCTCAATCACCGTTTCACCATGATCGGGCTGGACGTCAGGAATAACACCCGACGGCGCACCGCTGTTCACCACCTCAATGCCGAAGGGCGCAGCAAGCGCCTGCGCAATCTGTACCAGCGATCGTCCGTTAAACTGTGTCGGTTCGGCTGCACAGTCAATCAGGTCAGCAGTCAGACTACGTCCGGCAATACCGGTGCTGACCGAACGGGCATCGTAACGAACGGGGGTCGCCTCCACCCAGCCGGTGATCACCAGTTCATCACCAATCAGCACCTCCACTTTTGAACCGTTTTTAATGCGCGGCTGAAGCGTGGTGATACCCTCACCCCCCGGCCACTGGCGGGTGATCTCCACACTGAAATCCCGTGCCAGCCGTTCAATACCGGCACCGATGCGCACCGATGTCCAGCCATTCCACTCCCGGCCATTTACCCGTAGCGTGACATTGTCGTTCATTGCACTGGCACCTTCAGAGGGATCACCGGCACAAAGCCGGGATGCGTAATGGCATTACGCCGGATAATGTCCTCGTCACGCGCCGCGTTATCAAACCAGGTCGCCGCCAGCACCAGCGCGGGTAAAACCTCATCCGGTGTGCGCTGAATGATCCGTGCAGACTGTTCAAGGCGCGTGTTGATATCCGCATTCAGATCTGCTTTCACCCGGCGCAGCGCCAGAAACAGCGCATCACTGGTTGTACGGGACAACTCCTTATCAATTGCCGTATTCAGTGTGTCGCGAATGTCGGTCAGTTCTTCCCACGTCGGCAGGTCAACCGTGTTTTTCACCGCCGGTGCATTGTTCAGTGCCGGATGCGTGACGGAAGGCCAGCCAGTGCTCTGCGCAGGTGTTGTTGCCTGCCCCACTGTGGCATTCTGCATCACTGCGGAAGTTGTTGGCGCAGGCAATCGGGTGACGGCATACGCCGCTTCGCTGATTGCGGTCGTACGAAGGGTGCTGGCAACCACGTTACGCTGCTGCGTCGCCGTGGCGGTAGTTTTACTGTCCGTTTTCCAGATGCCGCGCGGTTGCAGATCGCTGCCGAGGCTGACACCGGAAAGCGTTTTGATCATGGTGACAAGGTCGCTGGCGTTACCATAAAGGCGTTTCCCGGTACGCCACATTTTCTGCACCTGCTCAACGAAATTTTTGCCTGACGATGGTGGCGGCAGAAGTACCGAGATATCCCCCTGCAACAGCCTGGCAGCATCCGATACGGCAGAATCCACCACTTTCATCGCATCAGAAACATACCCAAGCATTGTGCTGGCATTACCTACGACGTCGTTCTGCACAAAATCTGCCACGCCATCGATACTGAAACCACTGAAGCTGTCACTGATGCAGTCATCCAGTGCAGAACAGGATGACATCAGCGTCTGCGCCGTCGCCGCACCTGAAGTGGGGTAAGAGAGTTCTCCCGCTTCGACAAACTTCAGGTCAAAGCGGACAATACGCCCTTCGCTCTTCGATGTGCTGACCCGAACCTCCCCGTCAACACAGACTTTCAGCTCACCGTATGTCGGATGGACAAGCGTGCCGGGACCGGGTTTATTCAGCGCGTCAATCAGGCGATCGCGCTGGTCAAAGCAGTCATCTCCCACCACATAAGCCGTGATGGACGGGCGGAAAGTGATTTTCCCCAGGTCTTCGGTATAGGGTTTGTCACGGTTCGGGTATTCGTGCGTTTCCACACGACGACCGGTTCCCGCACTTTCTTCTTCAACCTTAAACGGCACGCCGCGAAATGACGCGTCCTGAAGTCTGTCTTTCCACGTCATATAAACTCCGGATACAAAAAACCCGCCAAATCTGCTTTGTCAGTTATTTACAGCGCAGAAGATGTGGCGGGAATCTAATATTTTTAATTACTATCTGAGTTGAACATCAATGGAATAAACATCACCACTCTTTATAAATTTAGAATCTGTCCTTTCATCAAAAGATTCAAATGACTGTACATTTAAAAACTTTTTCATTTTATTTTCAAAAATACTTTCATTAACACCAGTTAAATATTTGAATGCTCTACCAGCAAGGACCTCATTACTTAAATCCATTGTGTTTTTATTGTCTTTGAAAAACCAAACAATAACCTTTTGTGGGCATGATGGATTATAAACAGATATATAAAACTGCGGCTCATATTTTTCATCAGCATCATCACTGAGCATTTCTTCAGAAGATAATTCTCTTCTGAATTCATATTGCCGCTTAGTGATTCCTTCATCCTTTATTATCTCTTGCTTAACTGGTGCAATACCTATAGAAGAGATTAATTCTGACTCATTAAAGTTGAACTTACACTCTTCCGCAGCCAAGTTAAAAGATAAAAGTGCAGATATAAAAAAAACAAAGATACGCATAATCATCCCTTCAATCATTTGTAAGGAATGATTATATTAACTACTTAAAGCTGAAAAGCCAAATCATGCCAGACAAAAACACATTAATCATTTTGTACACTACCTGAACCGCGTATAGCCAACATCATGGCTGACATCAAAACCGCTGGATCGCGTTTCCATAACCCGCATACCCGGAGGCGAATTCACAAAAGAGACCTTGATCTCACCATCAACTTTTGGCACAAAAGCTTTGTTAATCATGAAGGGATTCGGGCCTGTGGCATCGGAGGCGTTGTTTGACTGAGCCGGATCTACCGCCGGATAAGGTGTGTATCCCCGCGCCGGTATTCCCGTCCCATAAGCATCATAAGCACCCGCGCCCCACTGCGCAGAGTTAATGGCATCGACCGTGTCACCGGAACTGTCGGTAAACCACTCAATAATGGGCTTCAGCTTGTCCCACATATCCTGAAACCACTTAACAACCGGCCCCCAGTTATTGATCACCATTCCCAGCGGCGACCAGGCAAAAACTTTCTTAAGGAGTTCCCAGCCAGCCTCAAAATAAGGACCAATGGTTTCCCAGAGCTTCTTAAAATAAGGTCCGACAACATCCCAGTTAGTGATAATTAATCCCGCAGCCAGAGCAATCGCCGTCGCAATCATGCCAATCGGCGTCATCGACATGATCCTGCTGACAATACTGATGGCACCGCCCACGCCCATCAATCCCAGTTTCAGAATCGCAAGACCGGCAGCAAGCCCGACGATGCCGCGAATAACCCGGGGATTTTCATCCGCAAACTTCGTGAATTTTTCCCCCAACTCCCCCAGCCATTGCGTGATATTTTTGGCGTCACCAGAAAATGCGCCGCCAATAGCCGCAAGGCCGTTAGTTGCGGTCCCTGTCATTGCCTCCCACAGATTGGACAGCGTACCAAGCTGTGCCTGAACACGTTTATTCAGGCTGGCCTGTTTATTCATCTTCTGCTGGATCTGATCGTAACCATCCTTTCCTTTATCGATCAGAGCATTGACCACCTGAAGGGTTTCGGCATCATCACCAAATATTGCCTTAAGTACACCTGTTCGCTTAACGTCGGTCAGTTTTCGCAGCTTTGCCAGTTGCTTAAACATGTTATCAAGACCGCCAAAACTCCCTTTGCCGTCAGTAAAATCGAGCTGCACTCCGAGTTTCTGGCGGGCCATGACTTTATTGACGTCCCTGATTTTCTTAACGCTTAATCCGGACTGGATAACTTTTCGCAGGGCGTTACCTGCCGACTCCCCGTTCATCCCCATCTGATCCATCATGACGCTGATGGGGGCAAGGCTCTGTGCAGCCTGAAGACCGTCCTTGTTCACCATCTTCAGAACAGAGCTGGTTTTAGTGAAGAAGGACAACATGTTGGTATCGTCAACGCCCAGATAAAACGCCTTCTGGATAGTGTCGAACAGCCCCATCATGTCTTCTGACGCCGTTCCGGTAGCATCCTGCATCTTTGCGGCAAACTCGGCAGCCGCTTCCGGTGTTTTTTTCAGTTGTACCGCAAGATAAGCTGTCGCTTTACCCACACCGCCAAGAATGTTTTCTGCCGGGATCCCCTGACGCACCAGCATCTGCATCATGTTCTGGAAATCAGCCGTTGTACCGGGTAGCTGGTTACCCAGGCCAATAGCCAGTTTATTGATGTCCTGAAAGCGCTTTCCAACCTCGCCGTTCGCATCCATCATGGCGACTTTCAGCCCGGTGGCGGCGTTTTCCTGATCGGCATAAGATTTCAGGGAAAGCGTCAAACCCGCTGCCAGTCCGCCACCAAGCGCCAGCCCACCCTGTGACGCTTCTTCCGCCTGGCGTTTAAATCCCCGGATTTTCTTTTGCATTTTCGACAGCGCGGGAGAAAGCCTGTCGACACCGGTGATCAACGCCTTAAGCTCAAATTCAGCCATGTGTGCGTTTCTCCTGCTCTATCCTGTTTGCCTGACTGACCAGCAAGGGAATTTCACTGATCGGCATATTCAGCAATTCGAAGGGATTAATGCGCCAGTAGCTGGCGCAGTCAAAGAAGCGATCAGTGAGGTATTCAGCCGTCAGGCCTGGAGGAAAAAACCAGCCACAAGCCACGCCGCTGCATTCAGGTCTGCCGGAGACATCTGGTCGACAGAGCTTTGCGGCACTTTCGCCAGCCGCACAATGTATTTCGACACCACATGCGCCAGAAGTCTGACGGACTCATCCTGATTCATCTGGTAGGGATACCCCAGCTCGCGGACATCCTTCCCGGTGGGCTCATCAAACTCCAGTACGGAGAGTGTCTCGCCATGAGCAGTAATCGGTTTCTTTAACTCAAGCTCTTTCATTACTGGTAATCCCCTTCTTCACCGTGGAACTCAAGATCAACCGTGCCTTCTTCGGCATTATGGTTCGCTTCGCCGTGCAGCCAGGCAGACGACAGTACATAGACCTGACCGTTCGCCAGCTCGGCAGTGATGGTCATCTCATCAGACGAGGTGATTTTGCCCACCGGAAAATTCTTCGGCACCTTGAAGGTCCCTTTGACATAAGGCGCACGGTGAGTTTCCTTGCGGTCCACTGAACCGTCCAGGCCGATGATGTCATCATTGACCGTCCTGTTCATGGGCACCTCAATGCCGCCGGTCAGCGATAGCTGCTGACCGTCAATTTTGAAATAACAGGTTCCCCCGATACGGGCCATTATGCAGACTCCTCTGAATACTGAAGACGGAACTGGTTAACCACGGCAAAGACACGCAACTGGTTAACATAGTCAGGCGGGAACAGCGTGTTCAGGCGATTTGGATCGCTGGCATCACGCTCCACAACCAGGTACTGCTTGAACAGTTCGTAGTTTTCCACGATCCCCGCACGCTCGAGCTGACGGTAGGTTGCCAGCAGTTCCCCTTTGATCACCGCCGGGGTGACAATCGCCTGACCGGGACCAAAGCGGGTACCGTCACTGGCAAGCTTGTGACGCCCGTACTTACTGGTAATGACGGATTTCAGTTTGCGCAGTACATACGCACTGGTATGCAGCGTCTCGCTGTCGAGGTAGCTGTTATCCGCAACCCCGTAAGCGTTTTTCCTGTACGTGGTGACATCACGCTGAATGCGCAGCACCCCGCTTTCGACATACGCCGTTGCCACGCCATGAGACAGCAGGGTCTGCTGCTCGGTCATCGTGAACCGTTTCCCCTTCGGCGCAGGCAGCATACCCACCAGCTCACCGGTCTGCGTGGGACGTGCCGGATCGTTGCGGATAAACACTGCCGCGCGGGCGGTACGGCTGGCTGCCAGCTCGTCGGCAGGCGTCTGGGGGTCTTTTTCGTACCCCGCCAGGGTAATGTGCTGCTGGTTAAACTGGTCACCTGCGGTCACCAGTTCTGACAGCGTGCCGGTCTTTGCCGTATACACATGACCATACAGCTGACGCGCATAGCTCCAGCGACCGCTGGTATCGTTCATCTCGGTCACCAGCGTGTTAACGGAGGCCGTGTCGCTGAACGGCAGGCCGATATAATCAAACGGCTCATCCGCCATTGCAGCCACCGCGCCGGTGAGAACAGGAGCGCCCGTTCCGGCGGTACCCGTCGCCACGGCAATCTGTACGCCCGCTGGCAGCACTTCGCCCCCACCAAAGCCGTAGTAATTGAGGCTGACAGGAATTTCATTCCCGCAAAGCCCCTTATGACGCGCGGTCAGTGTGACCACGCCTGCCGAAGATGAAGCCGTAAACGGCAGGGTCGGAACGGCATTGATGGCATCCTGGATACTGCTGGCAATCATCGTGACGTTATCGCCGTTAGTCACCGGTGCCTGCACGCGGGTACGTCCCACATACACATTCACCGTGCCGGTTTCGGTTGCCGCCCCGGTCACCGTCAGCGTAACCGTTGCCGCCGCGCCTGTGGATTCAGGAACGGCAATCACATACAGCTCGCCAAACGGGTCAGTCTGGCGATAAGCCTCGACCATACGCGCCAGCTGACTTCCCGCACCACAAATCTGGCGTGCATAGTCTGCCGACGGCATCAGTACCAGACTGTTGGCAACAATCTCTGCACCGTTATTGGCATGACCAATCAGCAGCGATGCTCCGCTGTCCTGTGCAGTATTCGCCGCCTGGTTATCCATTTCCGCATAAAACAACGGAACCAGCGTATTCGACGGAATGGTGTTAAAGCTTATCGTCATCGGTATTCACCTTTTTATTCACGCGCCGGATATCACCCGCTGCTTCACGGCGCAGCCAGTAGTTGTTCTCGTCAACATTTCGCCCTTCGGCGGGCAAAAGGTCGCCGCGGGCAGGGTCAGGCACTGACCGCCCTTTAACAGGTTTGACAAACATGAGGATCCTCAGGAAGGAAGGGTTATTACGGTGTGATGTTCGATATCGCCGTCAGGCCCGTTACCGGGCTCGAGATAATCAACATCAATCGCCAGCGTTTGCAGTTCATCCAGACTGTTCAGATCATCCTGCTGGCGGGTATCGTCTTCAGTCAGCTCGCTGATGACCGAAAAATCGAACTGATAAATCAGCTCATGACGATTCAGATCCAGCAGCGTGCCGCCGTCATAGGTAATCGGGTTACCGCACGCTTCCGGGTTCCAGCCCAGCAGGGCCTTAAAGAGCATCTGCCGGACATCGTCCACCACATCATACGAGGCAAACTGACCGCGCTCATCACGCCCGTTACTCAGTATGACAACCACGGAGAAGGCCTCTTTCAGCTCCTGCCAGTAGTCGGTCTGGCTTTTGTTTTCTCCCGGAGAGTCATCCCCCGGTACCACATACGCCGCCGGGAGTCTCAGCTTTCCGACCTCCGGCAGATTTTTGAACTGTGCCGCGCCTGCCACCCGGTTTTCAAAACACGGGCAGCGAGCACGCAGCGCAGCAATAACAGGCGTCAGTTTCATCTGCGTCGTCGCTCCGGCTTCAGTGATTTACGTAATTCCCGCGCCAGAAAATAGCGTGTCCAGCTGCGGTTCTTTTCAAGCGTTTCCACCATAAAGTTATTACGTGGAGCCAGCCGCCAGCCGCTGCCACCGGATGCACCACGATGATGACTACGACGACGTTTTGCTCCTCCCCGGACACCAAAAAACAGAAACGCCGGATAGAAGTCACCAGAGATCATCCGGTTCCCCTTCCCGTTGCGCTGGTTAGGGGCAATGCGTGTCATAAAACCGGCTCGCTTTTTACTGGCTCTCGGCACCATATAACCAATCGAACGAGCCAGGCGTCCGGTCTGATAACCGGGGTTTTCACCCGGTGCCGACCGCGCACGGCGCATCACCAGCCGTCGGGCATCACGCATATGACGCTGACCAATCGTGACAAACGCCCGCCGGACACGGGCGCGGTTAAAGCGCATCTCCGCGGGCTGCTGAACATCAACGTGCAAAAAGGAAGTCGCCATTGTTGCCTCCGTGACTCTGCGTAAATTCGCCCAGCTCCGTACACTCCAGCAGCAGAAAGCGCCGCGCCCCGTTCAGATCACGCTGACGTTTCACCCGGTACACACTGTCATCACAGACCACCTCATAATCAGCAGTGATCCCCCGGCGGTAACGAATGGTGATGTAATGGGTGATGGCGTCCCCGGTCTGCGCGGTTTCCTGCCAGGTGGTGGCACTGGTCTGGATAACCTTCGCCCATGTCCGGAACGTAACCGGGTATTGAGGCTCCACGCCAAAGTTATCCGCGGGCATATCCACCCGCTGGCGGAGCAGGACGCGTTTATTCAGTTCGCCGGGGTCCGGCAGCATGTAGGTTGCGCTGGTCTGCGCCTGACGAATTTTCATTGCGGAAAGTACCTGTACGGGCCGACAAGCCAGCCAAAACTCTGCGGCATGTCGAGTTTCTCCACTTCCGTAACCGACGAGCGGTTTTCGTAAAAATGGCTGATAAGCATCAGCATCCCCAGACGAATATCATCCGGCAGGTGCAGCCCGTCCGGATCGCTGTCCGGAATGGATTCATCCGGTGCATAGAGCTTCCGGTTCAGATACGTTTCCGTCCGCTTTTGCGCCGCACAGGCCAGCAGTTGCAGATGGCGGTCATCAGCATCGAAATCCTCATCCAGCCGGAGTTGGGCTTTAATCTCTTCCATTGTCAGAAGCATACTCAGCTCTCTTTACTGGTCGTGGCTTTTTTCTCTTTTGCCGCTTTACTGCTTTTTGCACTGGTTCCGCGCTCAGCTAACCCGGCCTGAAGTGCAATCTCCTGCACCCGGGCAGGAAGCGCCCCGTCGTCATACTCACCGGCCCGAATGACCTCAACACGCATACCGTCCGGTGACCATTTCAGATCTTGTTTCAGGATCATGATTCTTCACCCGTCAGAACAGGGGGCGCGGTTCCGCGCCCCTGAATGATTACGCCGCTGCAATCTTCAGCAGTTTGATGGCCTGCGAATCGACCAGCATCCCGCCGGTGCGCTTGGTGGTATAAAAACCGACAAACGGTTTATTGGTGTACGGGTCACGCAGAATGCGGGTGCCGATACGGTCAACGATGGTGTAACCCCGTTTGAAGTTACCAAATGCAATGGCTTTCGCATCAGCGGCGATATCCGGCATCTGTTCGTTTTCAGCGATACCGTAACCCGCCAGAGAGGACGGCTGCCCCAGCTCCAGCCCCGGACGCCACAGATAGTTACCCTCGCTGTCTTTCAGCAGACGGATGGCAAACAGGCTGTTGTTGTTCATCATGAACTTCGCGCCAGTGCGGTGTGCCTTACGCAGCGTGTAAATCAGTTTGATAATGGCGTCTGCGGTCACCGCAGTCGCTTCGCCGGATACAATATGCTGAAGTTTGCCGAACGCCCGGACCTTGTCGGTTTCATCAGTGGATTCATACGCCAGGAACCCTTTCGGCTTCTTGGTGCCATCGCCTGAGGTAAAGGCAATTTCTTCCTGTTCGGCAAATTCGGTTGCCAGCTCGCTGTTGATCCAGGCCTCCACGTTGAAAAAGGCATCATCCAGCATTTTCTGGGTGGCCTGCGGGTTGCCGTAAATTTCCCCCATGAGAGGTTCAATCAGCTCCAGTCTGGAGGTGGCAGTCTGGGATCGCGTATCCGTTTCCCCCACCCATCCGGAAGCCGTACCGCCCAGATTCACCAGTTTTTTGTAGTCGGAACCGCCAACGGTGATCACCGTGGCTTCCTGACGCATCACCACTTCATCTTTCAGCAGGTTAAGAATGTTGCGATCCAGTTCTTCCGGCACGGCGTAGCCACCGTCTTCATCGGTACCCACCTGCAATGCCTTACGCTCCAGATCGCGCAGACCGTCTTCACGGCCTTTACGCAGGAAGCCCACAAACGCCTCTTTATGCTCGGTGGCCAGTTTATTTTGCGCTCCACCAGCCGGACGTTTCAGCTCAAGCAGCTCTTTTTCAAGGTCGCTTTTGAGATTTTCCAGCTCGCTGAGTTTCCCGTTCAGGGTTTCCACCTGCCCGGCAAGCTTGCCTTTTTCCTGCTCAATCGCATCCACGCGCTTGTCGTTCTTTGCTTTGAAGTCGTCAAACTTCTGCTGCAGCTCCTGCGCGACCTGTTCGACATCTTTAATATCAACCGCCATCGTATTTCTCCTGATTAGAAGTTCAGATTTTTCAGTGCATTCAGTGCAGAACCCACATCCTCAGCGTCGCGCAGGGACAGTGCGCCATAGCCCCCGGCCATGAATGCTTTGGCCTGGGTACGGGAGAGTCCGACATCACGCAGGACTCTTTCGATTTTTTTCTGTTCGGGGATTTCCCCGCGGGCCAGTGCGTTCTTGACGTCGCTGATCCGCGCCTCGTCGTTAGACGGGAACGTCACCAGGCTGACTTCCCAGAGGTCGATTTCTTTCAGCAGAAAGGCTTCTTTGCTCCGGTCGTATTCCCAGTCTTTCAGGACGTACCCAATAGAAAGGCCGGTTAACGAACCGGCCTTCATGTGTGCATGTGCGCGTTTTGCGAGGGGATCATCATCAATAAGCAACCGTCCCCTGACGTAAAGCCCGACATCGTCTTCCTTCATTTCGGTGTAAACACCGATGGGTTCATCCATGCGGTGCTGCCAGAGCAGCGCAGGTAACGCTTTTCTGTCACTCCACGCCCGCAGGGAAGCAGCAAATGCCCCGGACATCACCACATCATCGTGGCTGTCCTTTACACCAAAGACGGAGCCATACCCTTCAAACTCACCGGAGTCACTGACAGATTTCAGACTCAGCGGTACATCAAGACGTTGTTTCGTCTGCATTGGCGTTATCCTTCTGCTTACCGGCTTTACTGCCATCGGAGGGTTTCGTGGTCATGTTCATCGGTGTGAGATAGACATCACCACCGGGACGCGGATTCATATCTTCCAGGTCGCGGCAGTCATTGGGAGAGTAAATTCCCCAGTTGATCCCGGTGGCGTAGGCTTCAAAACGGGACTTCATATCCCCGCGCAGTAACGCCCCGGCGTTAAATTTGGCGTAATAAACGCCCTGCTTACTTTTTCGTACCAGTCCGGTGTTGATCCGCTGTTCGATGCGGGTCAGATACGGCACCAGTGAATAGTTGATAAATCCCAGCCCCAGCTCTTCGATATTGTTGAAGGTGGCGCGATCGGTGTTCTGCACCATGTGCAACGGCACCCGGAACAGACGACAGATTTCTTCAAGCTGAAACTTGCGGGTTTCCAGGAACTGGCTGTCCTCGGCGTTCAGCGCCATCGACTTCCAGTCCAGCCCCATCTCAAGGATCATCGGGCGGTGAGCATTGCCAAGCCCGGTGTGACGCTCCTCAAAATCTTTCTTCAGGCGCTCATAAGCCTGATCTGACAGCGTCTGCTCTGTACGCAACACACCCGACGTCACCGCGCCATTGCTGAACAGTCTGGCCCCGTGCTCTTCGGTCGCTGCCGCCAGCGATATTGCCTCGCGGGCATAGGCGATGGGATTCAGCCCCACCAGTCCGTCCAGCGTCAGCGTGCGCACATGCCAGATATCCTCCTGGCTCAGTACATCCGTGGAGCCATCCGGGAATGTGACCTGATAGATCGGCTCCCAGCTACTGTTAAGCTTCGGTACCACACAGCCGGGATCGACGGGCAGCAGTTCAGCCACTTCGCCAAATGCTTTCACTTTGTAGGCGTAAAAGTTTCCCCGCAGGCACAGACAGGTGACCACCAGCTCCCAGAACTCCTGCGGCGTCATATAGCCATTGGGATGCGTGGAGATCAGTTTATGCAGACGTTCGCCGGTGGCTCTCTGCTTCAGGCTGCCGTTCAGGTGATACAGATTGCAGGGCAACATCCCGACCGACTCTGCCAGCACTCTGACGCAGGAAAAAACCGCCGTCAGTCGCATGGCCCGCTGACTGCTGATCTGCTTTCCGGTATAGGTGTCGTAGGACAACCCGATGGCATCCGCCAGCTCTGCTGGCGTGGTCACCGGTGCGTCACTTTTTCGTTGAAATAATCCCGAAAAGAACACTATTTACCTCCACCAACAGACAGCTGTGTACGATCGAGATATCGCGCTACCAGCCACGACCAGAACAGGCACAACGCCCCGGCAACAACAAACCCCGCCGGGGGATAAATCAGCCAGGCACCATACGCCAGCAAAAGCGCCCCCAGCACGCCCACCAGAGGCGCGAGAATCAGCATGATCATAATTACCTCAGTTAAAGCGAGCGGATCCCATAGGACTCAATGTGGTCAGACAGCGTGTCTTCTTTCTCGTACAGCATGGCTCTGCCAACCGCCATAATCAGCGCAACTGCACCGTCAATTTTGTTTTCCGCCTGCTCTTTGACGGGTTTCACCACATCATCGTTACCCGGAATGGTTTTGCCGACCACATTGCCGATACACCAGGTCATGATGGGATTGCCATCATGATGAAAGCGCCCCGATTCAATTGCCGCTTCCAGCTCTTTCATCGGGTCGGACATGTTGGTGTAGTTCTGAATGATAGTGACGGGATTCAGGTCTTCATCAGCAAGGTCATGTGACAACCCGGTCGCCCCGAAGGGGTCGATGGGTGACTCACTGACCGGGCTGATTTTGTTCGCCGCTTTGGCCTCCTCGAGGATGTAGCGATAATCCACCTCCGCACCATCGGTAACGGTCAGAACGCCCATTTCCACCCATTTCTGAAAGCGTTCGGCTGTCCGGCGATCTTCATTTTTCTCGACGCTGTACACCGTGTCATACGGTACCCAGAAGCGCGGAGCCACACTGTAGTAATGCGTTTTACCGTCAATCTCGCGGGTATAAAGTCGCGCCATGCTGTTCATATCCAGCTTACGCGCCAGGTCAAAGGCCAGAATGCACGGCTGCCCCTCGAACTGCTCAAGGGTCAGTGATTTATCCTCGCAGCTCTGCCAGCTCACCAGGTTGAAATACGCCGAACGCGCCGACACCCAGATATTGAGGTGTTTTGTTTTAAAGACGTTTGCCAGACGGGCGTTATTTTTCGCACGCTGCTGCTGACTTAACAAAAATTCGCGATAAACCGACACGCCAATATTTGGATTGGCTTTTTCCAGCACCTGCGGGTCGGTCCAGTCATCGCCTTCGTCAACGGTATAGATGATCCCGAACAGTTCATCGTTGGGTACCGAACCGTTGAGCATCTCGATAACTTCCCGCCGCTTGTCGTAGCACGGCCCCTCAATGTTGTACCCGGCGGTGGTGATGGCCCACATCAGTGGCTGACGTCGCGCGCCCATCCCGGTAAGCATCGTGGTATAAAGCGCATCGGTGGCGTGCTCGTGATATTCATCCACCACGGAACAGTGGGGTGATGAACCATCACCGGGGTTACCGATCAGCGGTTCAAACCGCGCGCCATCCTCCGGACGGTTCATGTTTGAGGCGTTAACCTCAATCCCGAACGCTTCCGTCAGCATGGGTGTGCGTTTACACATCAGTCGCGCCGGGCGAAAGACTTCCCACGCCTGTTTCTCTGTCGTGGCACCGGAATACACTTCCGCGCCAAACTCGTTATCACAGGCAAAACAATACAGGGCAACACCGGCAGAGATTGCCGATTTGCCGTTCTTACGGGGGATTTCGGTATACACCTCCCTGAAGCGGCGCAGCCGGGGGCCTTTATAGACCCAGCCAAACGCACAGCAGATCACAAAGAGCTGCCACGGTTCCAGCGTGATGGGCATCCTCTTGAATGCCCACTCCCCCTTGGTGTGTGGCAACAGCTGAATAAATTTCGCGGCCCGTTCAGCCAGGTCCTTGTCGAAGCGGTAACGAAACGACTTACTTTTTTCCGCCATCAGGTCATCAAGATGGCGCTGGCAGGCCTGAATCACAAACTGGCAGGCCACAATCTTTCCGCGCACGACATCCCGGGCATACTGATTGGCAGCATTTACGTTGGGGTAAGATTTCCGGCTCATGACTCGATAATTTTCAGAAACGGGTTAGTGGCTTTCTTCTTCCCCGCCAGGCCAATCAGACGCTGGCGGCTGCTGGGGTCGAGTCCGAGCATTGCCCCCGTACTGCTCATCTCGGACTCCTGTTCTTTTTTGGCGGTCAGCTCCGGATTTTTGACCATGCCGCCCATTGCACCGGTGATGGTGTTGCCCTGTCTGGCAATATTTTTCACGGCACGTCGCCAGAACTCATAGGCCACGCACCACCGCTCAAGCACTGCGAGGTCAGTCACGCACAGCAGGCCCTGACCGCAGAGTTCTTTGGTTGTCAGTTGCCACATGATCGTGGCGAGAGGAAACTCTTCTTCAGCGAACCACTCCGGTGGCTCAACACCTTTGATGGGCGTAAAAACAGGTTCATCTTTGTTCAGGGCTCGCTTGCCGGGGTTTCCGGCCAGCTCCTTGCGCGCCGTTGGCTTAGGGCGACGCCCGGAACGCCCCGCCGTTCCAGCCATATGCGGCACTCCTGGTTAAATTTCATTTTTCGCGGGTATAAAAAAACGATGGGGCGGGCAGTCCGGAAGACGTCAGGTCACAGGGATTTGACCCGCCCCTCCCCTCTGTCAGTGGGAACTGATTCTTACTTCAGCCGTTCACGGGCCGTCTTCGCCTTATGACACGGCCAGCACAGGCTCTGCAGATTACTGTCGGCATCAGAGCCGCCATGCGATTTCGGGATGATGTGGTCGACGGTTTTCGCCTCGCTCACCACACCGACACGCAGACACAACTGACACAGACCTTTATCGCGCTTCAGAATACGGGCACGAATCACCGTCCATTTTGAGCCATAGCCACGCTGGTGGCGGCTCAGTCCGCGCTGGTGCTGCCCCCAGCCTTCACCGCGATGCTTATCGCAGTAACCCGAACTGTCTGTTGTTGTGCCTGCACATCCACGCTTACGACAGGCGCGGGGGATTCGTGATGGCATTGGAATCTCCTTAATACCGGCATTATCGCAGCCCCTCACTGAAGGGCTGCTGTAATGCCTGTTACTCAGTAACAACTGCGCCTTCCGGTAATTTCATACCGGCAAATACCGGACAACCCGGATGACGATCATCTTCTGTTGCTTCCAGCATTGACTCACCAAACCACTCCGTCGTGGCGCGACCATCAGCTGCTTTGTAGTGGATCAAGTACTGGTTTTCGCCATCCGTATACTGCGCGCGGGCTTTAACCTCACCCCATTCATCACTGATACGCATCTCCACCAGTTGAGACAACTCAAACTTAAACGGAGCAGCATCAGCACCAATTACAATCGGTTTGTTTTCTGTTTTTTCCATCATCGTCTCCTGATATCGAAGCCCGTCGCCGCACCGGGCACTGATCAACATTTGAGTATTCGCGGCGACAGAAAGAATTTATTTTATTGAGTAGCCACAAACACAGAATTTCATGCTTACCGGACG